ATTGGGGGCGGCCAGGTGCACGAGAGCCGTCATGACCATCCCTTAATTGACGAAGAAGCCCTGGTCGAAGCCCTGGCCGGTGGTGTCGAAGCGGAACATTGTCGCCGGGTTGTCGAGCCCGCCGCCGCCGAAGACGCCCTGGTCGAAGCCCTGGCCCGCCGTGTCGAACGTGAAGACGTTGGTGGGGATCGGCTGGGCCTTCTCGGCGCCGAACGTGGTGACGTGCTCGGTGCCGCCCTGGCCGACGGAGTGCGCGATCTGCTCGATGAAGCAGTCGGAGTCCAGGCCGGTCAGCGACTCGGTCAGGTGCACCCGGTCGGACAGGTCGCGTCCGAGGCATTCGGCGAGCCGGGCCGCGCCTCCCGCCCCGCGCATCGTCACCTGCAGCGTCGGCACCCGCTCAGCCCGCTTGGCGACAGTCAGCGTCAGCACGGCGAGTGCGTCGTACTGGTTGGCCCACGTCGGCAGCCGCGAGGAGTCCATGCTCTTCGGACCGTACTTCGCGACCGACTGCGCGTCAGTCACCGTGACCGTGATCGTCGGCGCCTGGATCGCCTGGGCGCGCAGCTGCAGGTTCTGTACCACGGCGCCGCCGGCCGAGGTCAGCGCGATCGTCGTCGACTGGCCCGACGCCTGGCCGAGGCTCACCGACAACGACCCGGAGATCAGGGTGTAGTCGGTGTCCTGGACGGGGACGACGGCGCCGGTGAACGGGGAGCCGGCGCCGGCGGTGATGGTCAGGGTGTCACCCGCGTTGAGGGTGAGAACACCGACGGACGACCAGACGACCGACAGGTCGGTGTCGATCTGCCGGATCGGCACGTCCATGGAGATCGTATTGACGATCTCCTTCCACCCGTGGTTGTAGGTCACCGGGTCGGAGATGCACGGTTCGGTGCCCGAGCTGCGCCAGGTCGCCTGAGAGGTCAGCGAGGCCGCGCGGGTCAGCCGGTGGTGCCGGTCGCGGAACACGATCCGGCCCGCCGCGTCCACCGTCACCAGGGCCGGGGCGCCCTCGGCGTTACACAGGTCCGCCAAGGCGTCGAAGGCGTCGCCGTTGTCCAGCCACCACATCGGCATGTAGGTCGCGCCGGAGTCGATGTCGCGGGCCGCGGCCGGCCAGCCCGCGGCGTCGAGCACCGCGTTGACCGCGTCGCCGGTGCGCAGCCCCTGGTAGAGCGGCGTGGTAACCGTGACGCCTCGCAGGCGGCCGAGCGCGTCCAGGCACGAGGCGGGGACGGACCGGTCGTTGATGCCGGGCTGGATCGTGAAGTCGTCCAGATAGCCGTCGAAGATGACCGTGTTGCTCGCGCCGCTGAAGGCGACCAGCTGGACGTGGCGGCCGGAGACGACGTAACCGGCCAGCGGCGACGAGGTGTTCTCCGGCGAGTAGTCCCGGGAGATGTTGTTGAGCATGAACGCGAACTGGCCGGGCGTCGTCGGCGACAGCTGCCGGGCCTGGTCGCGGCCGTACTGCACGCTGAGCGGCTGCCGCTGGTCGAGCACCCGGGCGGTGACGTCGTCGCCCGGGTCGGTGAAGTTGCCGTTGCCCTTCCAGTCGATGAACAGCTTGTAGGTCGCGGGCATCATCAGACCCTGCCCTTGCGCTTGAGGTTGTCGAGTGCGCCGACGAGGAAGTTCTCCGTCTCCATCTGCGAGCCGATGACGCCCTGGTTGACCACGGTCAGGTTGATGACGCCTCCGCCGCCGTGGCCGCCACCCATCGGGGTGACGCGCTCGTGCTGGTAGTTCTCGCCGAACGAGTAGGTCTGGCCGGACGCGCCGACGCCGAAGACCGGCTCGGTGATGGTGCCGCCGCCGGCCATCGCGACGTGGCCGCCCTGGGCGTAGTGGGCGATGTGCGCGAAGTCCGTCAGGCGGCGGGTGGTCGAGCCGAGATGCACGCCCCTGCCGCCCGTGGACTCGAAGGTGAGCCCACCGGCCATGCCCATCATGTGACCGGTCGTCGATGACGCCGGGGCTTCCCCCGGGTTCGACCAGGCCGCCGTGAGCGGGCCGCCGATGCCGGGCTTGGTGAACCAGCCGCCGGGCAGGCTGCCGGTGGAGAACGTGTGGCTGTACGGGCTCTTGCCGTGCAGCAGGTTGTAGACCGCGCTGACGATGCCGGAGCAGTCGTAGCCGCCCGGACCCGCCGACGCCCACACGTAGGGCTTGCCGTCCTGCGCGCGCAGGAACGAGCTGGCCTGGCCGCCGGGGATGTGCGACAGCACCTCGGACCACGACGGGATCTTCGTCTTCGCCACGTTCTCAGCGAACTTCCACCCAACCGGCCCGCCGGAGGCCAGGCCGGGGATCGGCAGGTCGCCCATCTTGCCCAACTGGCCGGAGGCGAAGCCGGCCAGCACCTCGCGGGGCACCTGCCGATGCTGGATCGCGCTCATGACCTGCGGGCCGTAGTACTTCACGGAGTCGACCGGGTGCACCCACTCCTCCGCGGTCAGCCACGCCGGGATGTTGTCGGCCCGCGAGTTCGGCGACCATCCGCCGACCTGACCACCCGTCGCGTACTTGCCCTGCCGGTTGCGGTCGAGGTCCTTCTGCACGGCGGCGCGGGACGCCGACACCGACAGGCCGGTCTGCAGGGCGCGCTGCTTGACCAGCAGGGCATCGAGCTTGGAGTCGACCGCGGATACACCGTCGATCGACAGCCGGGCGACGTACGGTCCGGCGAAGTGGTTAGCTGCGGTGTACGCCTTGTCGAGGTCCTTCTTGGCCTGGACCGCGCCCGGTGCCGAGACGTTCGCCGCGTACTTGCCGGTGTACTTGTCGGCCGACTTCTTCACGTCGCCGAACGCGTGCTCGACGTCCTTGATCTGGCCCTTGGTGAGACCTGCCGCCTTCAGCGTCGCCGCGAACGCCGGGTCCAGCTTGCCGTTGAAGGTGCCCGACAGGTTCGACACGGCACCCTGCAGAGCGAGGGCGGCCTGAGCCGAGTCGATGTCGGCAGCCCTGGCCTCTTTGCTGCTCTTGCCGTGCGCCTTGACCGCGTCGGTGTAGGCCTTCTGCGCGTCTCCCAGCTCCTTCTGCGCGTCGATCAGGGCGAAGACCGGGTCGGTCTCCGCCTTCAGTTCGGTGAACAGCGCACCCAGGGCGTCGCGCTCACCGCGGGCCGCGCCCGCCACCGCGTCGGCCTCGGTGGCGTACTTCGTCTGCGCGTCGGCGCCCTTCTGCAGCGCGCTGTTCAGGTCGCCGAGCTTGCTCTTCGCCGCGGCCGCCGAGCCGGAGAAGCCGTTGACGCTCGTCTTGCCCGCATCGGCCGCGGTGTTGAGCGCGCCGACCTCCTTGTAGGCGTTCGGCAGCAGCTCGGCCAGCTTCTGGGTGTCCAGGCCCGACTTGGTCAGCACCTGGTTCCACAGGTCCGATGCCTTCGCCGCGTCGCCCGTGGTGGTCATGTAGTTCGTCAGCGCCGCGTCGAGCGAGGTCATCTGCTGCTTGGCCGTGTCGAAGTCGGTGCCCGCGATCAGCCGGGACCCGAAATCACCGATCTGCTTGCCGGCATCACCGAAGATCGGGATGGAGCCCGAGACCTTGTCGACGAAGTGACCGAAGCCGTTGTTGGCGCTGTCCGCGAAGGCGGAGATGCGGCCCAGCTTGTCCCAGTCGTCGCCGAAGATCTTGTCCAGCTCGCCCGCGGACTGGCCGGTCTTGCCGAGGTTCTCGAGCGAGGCGGTGAGCTTGTCGACGTCGGCGGACTTGCCGTCCAGGTTGGCGAACAGCAGGCTCGCCGCTTCGGCCGCCGCGGTCCACAGCCCGATCTTGCCGAGCGCCCCAGTCACCTTGCTGACCCCGGCCGCGGCCTTCTCGCCCGCCGGTCCGGTCGCGATGAGCTGGTCCTGGACTTCCTGGACAGTCTTCTTGTACTTCAGCCACGCCGCGCCGCCGACCAGGAGGACGCCGACCAGGCCGCCCAGCACGACGATGGTGCCGGTCGTGGCCGGGCTGAGCTCGGCGATCTGGTTGACGACCGCGTTCAGCGTCTTCGCCAGAATCCGCAGGCCGTTGTTAGCGCCGCCGCCCGCCTCGATGAACGTCGTCTCCAGCGAGCCCTTCAGCCGCTCGATGTCGCCGGCCAGGTTGTCGGTCTGCTTCTGGGCGGTCGCCGCGGCGTAGCCGGAGTCGTTGACCGCGTTCTTCCACTTGTCGACGCCGGCCGCGCCGTCGGTGTACAGGATCGACGCGGCCCGGATCGCGTCGGTGCCGAAGATCTGCGTCAGGGCAGCGTTGCGCTGCTCCTGGCTCAGGCCCTTCAGTCGATCCTGCAGGATCTGGGCAACGCCGGACAGGCCGACGAACTTGCCCTGGGCGTCGTAGAAGCTGATGCCCAGGTCGTCCATCAGGTTCTTCGTCTGCGTGCTCGGCTTCGCGAGTTGCAGCAACATCGTCTTCAGCGAGATACCGGCGTCGGCGCCGACCAGGCCCGCGTTGGCGAATTCGGCCAGGGCGCCGGTCGTGTCCTCGACCGACAGGTTGAACTGGGCGGCGACTAGACCGCTCTGATTCAGAGCGGCGCCGAGATCATGCACCGACCCCTGCGCCTTGCCCGCACCTGCGGCCAGCAGGTCGGCGACGTGCGGGATCTGATCGCCGGACAGCTTGAACTGGGTCATCGCGCTGGCCGCGATCGTCGCCGACTCGCCGACGCTGAGCTGTCCGGCCGCCGCCAGAGCAAGCGAGCCTTTCAGGCCGCCGCCGAGGATGTTGGCCGTCGAGACGCCCGCCTTCGACAGCTCGGTGATGCCGTCGGCGGCCTGCGTCGCGCTGTACTGCGTGTCCTTGCCCGCCTGCAGGGCAGCTGCGCGCAGTTGCTCGATCTCAGCCTTCGGGGCATGGGTGGCCGCGGCAACCCCGGACATGCTCTTGTCGAAGTCGGCGGCGCTCTTGATGGCGATACCCGCCAGCCCGACCAGGCCGAGGCCCACGATGCCCGCCGTGTCGGCGACCTTGTCCAGGCCGCCCTTCTTCCCGGTCTTGTCGAGCTCGCCCTTGAAGTCCTTGGTCGTCTGACCGGCAGCTTTGAGCTTGCTCTGGTACTCGCCGATCTCGGCGGTGAGTCGGACCCCGACGGTGCGCAGCGCCATGGCCTACCTCCTCATCGTCCGGGTCGCATAGAGGTAGGCCCCGGCGTTGGGGTCGGGCTTCTTGCTGTCACCGAACTGGGCGCGCTGGAACTCGAGCTTCGCCAGGGTGGCGCGGCAGGCCGTCCAGTCGGTCTTGAAGTCCGGGCCTTCGTCTTCCATCGAGGTGCATTCCTCGAGGGGTTTGCCGCACAGCGGGCACAGGCTGTCGCGGTGCATCGCCAGGGCGATGGCCTCGGCGCGGTCCTGCTCCG